TATGACCCCAATTCCTCAAAGGTGCTGCGAAGTTTCTTTATGTCAATGTCTTGGATAAAGCTTGAGACCATAGTGATTGTCGTAATCTTTATCCAAGAAGGTCTTGTTTCGTCGGGAAGTTGTTTCCTAAACTCATCAAGGGTGAGGAGGTAGGAAAAACTGTTGTTGGCAATAGCCGAATACATGCGCGTAGCTTTCTCTCGTCTTTATCTAATTTTTAAGTAGCAAGTCACGACTTAGGTTAGCTCCAGGTGTTTTCTGGGAAAGTCAAGGTATAGGTATCAGCTGTATTTGTGATAGCTGGAGTTTCCTTGACTACAGTAGTACCATCCGCTGCCAATATAACAGCCTTTACACCAACGGCGCGGTTCTTACAGCAAGAAGTTCTGTTTGTGATAACAAGCTTCTTGATTTCCTTTTCGGCACCAAGGTCAACTGTCATGGAATCGTATTCACTTGGAGTTCTACCAAGGGTGTGAGCAAAGTTTGCCTTGTTGCCATCGGTGAGGTTAGACCATCCATGTGGAGCTGGGTACTCTGAACTTCCTGTGACAGTCTTACTGGCAGCCAAGTTTGTACCACTCGCATCAAACACTTCAAGTTCTGCGAGGTTGATAATTCGGTTTTTGTCGTCAACGTTACCCTCCGTGATGCCATCATCACGCATGGCACTCTCATCATAAGCAACAGTATGCTCCAATTTCACATAGCGACCTTTTGGTGGTCCACTTGGAGGAGCTGGGCCTGTGGACGAGGGTCCTGGGGATGGGGAGGTATCATCATCGCCACCCATCATGAGCATAGCTGCCGAACTGGAAGAACAACATATCATCAAGCCAAGTACACCAATTATGGCAATCTGGGACATCTTTTACATTACTTAGAGATTATATTCGTCTGTAGATCAAAATGACATCTTTCATCAAGTCAGCTAAGGCTGTCTACGATGTTGAGTCTGAATTGGAATATGTTGAGATTCAGTATGAGCGATTTGTGAGGGGTAAGGGCTACGAGACCTATGTAGACTACATTAACACAAAGCCCCTCGCCGATTGGGTTGTGCTCAATTCCAAAACACAGTCTATTCCATATGAAAAGTTCTTAGACACGATGTGTGAAAAGACCCTTGAAGTCCGCCAAAAAATGGCGGAATTGGCCCTTGAAAATATTGTGGCCGATAGACGCAGTGTACATACATACATTCGGACAGCTTACGCGAGTACTATTTTAGATTCCACCTTCCAGCCACCTTGGATTAATATTAAGAGTGCTTGGCAGAGGGAGTTTATCCGGAAGTTTTGTGAAGATACGCTGATGGATATGGTACAAAGGACGACAAATGAATCAAGACTTGAATATTTCTTTAGCGTCTTGCGTAGTATAGAATCAGAGCAATAGCCAAAAGGCAGATGAGAGCCCCCACAATGGAGAACTTTGGATTCTTGGCGACACCGACAACAACGCGCTCAATAAACTTTCTATCATTCTTTGTGAAACCAGTGTCAATGTTTCTTCGTGGGTGAACTGGTCTAGATAAAGAACAGGCACCCTTAGGTTCAGCACACAGACCATAGTCGCAGTAGACACTACGCTCCTTTTCTGGAATACCTGGCTCATTTCGCATTTCAGTGAAATCCTCAAAGTTGCCCGTCTGTCTCACACCCCCTGGAAGGGAGAAATCATGGGAGACAAATGGGTTGACATCATTGATGGCATCTTCATCATTGAGCATGTACTTACTCATAGTTACTTTTACTTCAGATTATATTTTTTAGTTTTCATTTTAGATCGATGTTCATCCCACATCTTATCGAGGTCAACATCTAACATATGGGCCAATTGGAAGAGGTAACTGAAGACATCACCCATCTCCATCATAACATCCGTACCCCTTTCCTTCTTGAGCCCAGTCTTTTTGTAAGTCTTTTTGTATTGGCGAATAGCCGAAGCAAGTTCACCAACTTCTTCGGTCAGGAGAAGCCATACTGTATCTACAGCAGCTCGGTCCCATCCCTTTGATTTACACACTTTTTCAGTCTCTGATTTATAATAATTGAGGCTCATCTTACTTTGTCAACGACCCAAAACTTTAATTGATACCAATCTTGTTATTTTTGCCAATCTTTTTACCAACGGTACTGGTATTGATTGGTTGATCAAGTGGTGTAGCGATGGTATCAATGTCTTGGACATATGCCATATATTGGGAAA